GGCCACGAGGAATCTGCCGCCCATGCTAGGGCATCTGTCTCGCCGTCCGCTCACATAGCTGGGCGTGGACGGGCCTCCGCGACCGTCCGTGGCGCTCCCAGGGCTGCTGCTGGCCTCGCAGCTAGGTCTGCCGCCCAGACCCACGGGCGCCTCTCGGCGGGGCTCTACGCGCTCTCGCTGGCGTCACGGGTCAAGGCGCGCTCGGCAGCCCGTGGCTTGTTCCAGTCCGTCACGGCAGTTGTCGCCCTGTTCGGGCTGATCAACGGGGCCGCTAGAGCCCGGGATGCCATGACGGCGACGGCGTTCTTTCGGGGCCAGGCTCGAAGCTCGACAACGGGGCGCGGGGCTTTCACCCGTCTGCTTGGATTGTTCAGTCGGGTAGAGGCCCAGACCCACGGTCGGGCAGTTGCCCGCGGGAACGTCCTGCTGTTAACGCGGACCAAGTCGGTGTCGAAAGGCCGCGCCACGGTGCGCGGGGCTACGGCCCTGGCTGGCCGCGTCATGACAGTGACGAAAGCGCGCGGCCTCGAGCAGCTCATACTTGGGCTGTTTGCGCGTAGCAGTGCCCAGGCGAAGGCGCGCGGTGCCAGTCGGTTCACCATTGCCCTCAAGGGAAGGGTCGGGGCCAGGACGCAGGATCGCGGGGTCTTTGGATACACCGGCACGGTATTCCTGAGGGCCCGGGTAAAAGTCGCCTCGTACCTCCGGGCCAGATTTAGCGTCATCCAGCGGGTCGCCTATGCCCGCACGGAGGTGACCAGTTTGGACGTTCAGACGGCGGTGACAATGCTGAAAGTGGAGACCGACGTGACGAGCCCCAGCGCCCAGACGGCAGTTTCGACGCTGGATGTGGATACCGCGGTCACTGGTCCAAGCATCGACACATCGGTTGGCTTCTCATGATCCCCGGCAATCTGGTCACGGTGTTTCGCGGGGCGACGGCCTATTTTGCCTCGACGTTCTACGACAAAAACGGAGCGGTGACACAGCCCTCCGGTGCATCGGTGCATCTTGATTTTCAGCAGGGCGGCGCAGAACAGACCGTGAGCATTGAAATGACGGCGCCGGTCTCGCCTGCGGTGGCGTGGACAGCAGAATGGGACACTCGCGGGATTGACCCCGGACAGGTCGATTGGTCGATTCACTCCGAGGGCACAGGCATCCCTTACGCGGTCCAGGATGGGGCTTTCGTCCTCGCTGCCAACAATGCGAACCTTGAGACCTTCTGATGCAGTCCGACGTCCAGACGGGGCTGCGTAACTTCCTGCTGGCGATCCTCTCCAACGTGTCGCCGTTGGAGGTTGTCGCAGGTCAGAACAATCGAACCCCGGAGCCAAAAAGCCCCAACTTCGTGGTGACGACACCGATCCTCAGGGAGCGGCTCGAGACCAACACCGACTCCTTCGCGGACGTATCGTTTGTCGGATCAATCGCGGGAACGGTCATCACCGTCACCTCGATCGCGTTCGGGACGATTGCCATTGGCCAGACGCTCTTCGGGGCAGGGATCGCAACGGGAACCACAATCACCGCTCTCGGATCTGGAATGGGTGGCGTCGGCACCTACACAGTGAGCGCGTCTCAAACCATCGGCTCCGAAGCTATCGCCAGTGGCACCGAGACGATCCTGCAACCGACTAGATTGACGATCCAGTGTGACTTCCACAGCATGGACCTGAACCTGTCGGCCGACATGGCGCAGAAGTTCACTACCCTATGGCGCGACGCCTATGGGGTCGATTATCTTGCGCCTTATGGCGTGGCGCCGCTCTACACCAGCGAGCCTCGGCAGTTGGCGTGGCGTAACGGCGAGCAGCAAACAGAGAACCGCTGGACCGTGGACGCGATCATGCAGGTGAACGAACAAGTTTCCGATTTGCCCCAGCAGTTCGCTGACGTGCTCGACATCGGCATCATCGACGTGGACGTGGCCTATCCGGCCTAAGACCCCCTTGGAAGGAATTACTCCATGACCACTATACCCGCGAGCGCACTTGTTGCGGTGAACCCCTCTGTGCTGAGTGCTGGCGGCACGGCGCTGGCCCTGCTCGGCATGGTGTTGACGCAGAGCACTCGCGTCCCCATCGGACAGGTGTTGTCATTCCCAAATGACGGCGTGTCAGTGGCTAATTTCTTCGGGCCCGCGGCCCCTGAGGTCGCGACGGCTCAGGTCTATTTCGCTGGCTTCGACAACTCGACCAAGAAGCCGTCGGCCATCCTGTTCGCGCAATACAACTCGGCGGCTGCGGCGGCTTATCTCCGTGGCGGGAAAGCCAGTGGTCTCACTCTCGCTGAACTGAAAGCCCTGACCGGTTCCCTGACCGTCACGATGGACGGCTACGATCACACGGCGGCCTCGATTGATCTGTCCGCTGCAACCAGCTTCTCGTCGGCCGCGGCGCTGCTTCAGACCCAGCTGAATGCGAGCGAGCCCACCGAGGCGTCCGTAACCGGCTCAATTGCGGCGGAGAGTGCCTCCGTCACCGCCTCAATCGCCGGCAACGTCATGTATGTGACGGCAGTTGGGTCGGGCGTCCTCGTGCCCGGTTCGGTTCTGTCCGGCACCGGCGTTTCGGCTGGCACTGAAATTACATCGCAGCTGAGCGGCACCCCGGGCGGGATCGGCACCTATGCGGTCTCCATCGCACAGGTGACCCCAAGCACGACTGTGAGCACCACGTATGGCCTGCTGACCGTCACCGCGGTTGGCTCGGGCACCGTGTCAGTTGGCCAGACCCTTTCGGGCTCCGGCGTCACGTCTGGCACGCAGATCACCGGCCTTGACTCCGGCACCGGCCTCACCGGGACCTATTACGTCCAGACCAGCCAGACGGCGAGCTCGACCACAATCACCGCGTCGGGCACCGCAATCGGCGTGGCTTATGACTCGATCTCCGGCGGTTTCGATATTACGTCGGGCATTGCCGGCCCGGCGTCGACGGTGGCGTTCGCTACGGGCTCGGCGGCAGCCTCGCTGTTCCTTACCCAGGCGACTGGCGCGGTTCTCTCCCAGGGTGCTGCGGCGGCGTCGCCCGCGGCCTTCATGACGGCAATCGCCGGCATCACGCAGAACTGGGCAAGCTTCATGACCCAGTTCGATCCCGATGGCGGCGTCGGCAATGTTCAGAAGCAGGCTTTCGCGTCGTGGGTCAACGGCCAGAACGATCGCTGGCTCTATGTGGCATGGGACCACGACGTCACCCCAACCGAGAGCGACAACGCCACTACGAGCCTCGGCAATATCCTCAAGGCCGCGGACTCGAGCGGCACCGCTCCGGTCTATGAGGTTGGCAACCAGCACCTTGCAGCCTTCGTCTGCGGCATGATCGCCTCGATTGATTATGAGGCCACCAACGGGCGCATCACGACTGCCTTCAAGGGTCAGACCGGCCTGGTCGCAAGTGTCACCGATGAAACTTCGGCGGCTAACCTCATCGCCAACGGCTACAATTTCTACGGCGCCTACGCGACGGCGGCGCAGCAGTTCTTGGAATTCCAGCCCGGCTCGGTCTCGGGTCCATTCGAATGGCTCGACAGCTATGTCGACCAGATTTGGCTGAACAACGCTCTCCAGCTCGCGCTGATGGAACTGCTGGTCAACACGAACTCCGTTCCATACAATCAGAACGGCTACGAACTGATCAAAGCAGCCTGCGACGATCCGATCAATGCCGCGCTCAATGCCGGTGTGATCCGGGCTGGCGTGACACTGTCTGCCGCACAGATTGCCGAAGTCAACGCGGCGGCCGGGACCAAGGTCAACGACGTGATCCAGAATCAGGGCTGGTATCTGCAGGTGCTCGATGCATCGCCCAGTGTGCGACAGGCGCGCCAGAGCCCCGAGATCAATCTCTGGTACACTGACGGTCAAGCCGTCCAGGCCATCGTCCTCTCGTCCATCGAAATTCAGTAAGGGACACCCATCATGGCCAGCCTCACCGGCGCAACGGCGCTCATCACCCTCACAATCCCCGGGCTGTTTTCTTCGCCCCAGCAGCTGCAGGGCTTCGCCGCGGATGACATTTACGATGTCGACCAGCAGGTGATCACCGAGACCCTGATGGGAGTCGATGGTATCCTGTCGGGCGGCTTCGTCTTGGTCGCCGTCAAGCAGAACATCACTCTACAGTCCGACTCGGCTTCCAACGCGATTTTCGAGCAATGGGCCGCGATCCAGCGGCAGAACCGGGACTCGCTGACGGCGAACGGTTACACTGCCCTCAAGGCGCTGGGACGTGCCTACCGATCGACCAAAGGATTCCTGACCGACTATCCTCCAGTCCCATCGGTCGGTAAGTTGATCAAGCCTCGGAAATACTCGATCACGTGGGAATCCGTGCTGGCGGTGCCGATCTAATGGCGCGCAAAACAGTCGAAATCACCATCTCGGCCGAAGGTCGAGATAAGGACAAGACGTTCCGCATCACCGAAATGCCGGCGCTCCAGGCAGAGCGTTGGGCAACGCGACTGCTGTTCATCCTCGCCAAGATGGGCGTGACGCTGCCACAAGAGGTCGTGACTGGCGGTATGGCGTCCGTTCAAGCCCTGATCAGCGCGGGTATGCCACTGCTCTATCTTGGCGACGAGCAGAAGGCAGTTCCACTGCTCGACGAGTTGATGAACTGCGTTGAAGTGGTCGAGCCCAGCGTAATTCGCAAACGCACCGCAGACGACATCGAGGAAATCGGCACGTTCTTCCTATTGCGCGGGGAGGCGCTGAAACTTCACATAGATTTTTTCGAGAACGACGCCCCGTTGAAGTCGACATCGGACGAGCAGACGTCGAGCTCCTCGACTATCCCAATCTCCCCAGAACAGTCGCCGGGGTGGTCTCGGCCGGCAAAGCATCCTGGGCAGACTGCTCCGAAAAACTGAGTGTCGAGGACGTTTTCGATCTCCTCGAAATGATCGCCGTCGATGGCCACAACCGCCGTCTGATGGCCCCCAAGGAGACCTAAGTGGCAACTGTTGTCGACTCCTTGATCGTCACGCTGGGCCTTGACCCTAGCGACTTTGACAAGGGCTCAAAGCAAGCGGCCGCCGCGTTCCTCAAGACGCGCGACGCGGCGAAGGCCGCTGGCAAGGACATCGAGGACTCATCGAAGTTCGCCTCGAGTGCGATCGATCGGATTACGAAGTCGGCACTCGGGTTTTTCGGGGTCTTGCTGGGCGCGAATTCGATCAAGGATTTCGTAGCGGGCGTTGTGTCGTCGAACGTCGCTCTGGGGAATCTGAGCGCCAATCTTGGCATCAGTGCTCAGGAACTGGCGCGTTGGCAGAATGCCGCGGCGACTGTAGGTGACACCGCCGATGGCGCCGCTGGCGCTATTCATGCCGCCTCGGACCAACTGGTTGGCCTCAGAACAAACGCCATATCTCTGCCGCCAACATTGCTACGATTGTTCGGGCAGTCCGGGGTCACTCCCGATCTTACTGGAACGACGTCGCAGTATTTGAGTGATGTCGCTCGCGCCGCCGCGATCTATGAGAAACAGTACGGCCGCCAGTCGACTGCTTATCTGCTCGAGCAGGGTGGTCTTGGTGGCCTTGAAAATCTGCTGTTGTCTGGTAATGCTGGGGCACGGCTGGCGCAGGCGCCTGCCCCGACAACCCAGTCGATCCAAAATTCGCAAGACCTCAACACCAAGTTTCAGCACTTGGTCCAGACCGCGAGCACCCAAGCCGGAAACATCTTTGGAGAGAACGTCGCTCCGATCCTTTCAGGCGATGTCGACACCCTTCAGAACGCCGGGTTTGACAAGGACCTGTCTCTTGCCGCAGGCCTTGCGAACCCAGCCGGCGTCGGTGCGGCTATTGGTGGATTTATCAGCGATGTCGTGCGGAACCTGCAGGGCGGCTCTGGGGCGTCGGCGGCCACCACAGGCACTGCAAGCGTCTCGGACCAAGAAGCCTATATCCGCCAGAAGGCCGCCGCGCTTGGTATTGATCCAGATACCGCTGTTCTAGTCGCTAGGCACGAAGGTTTGGGTAACGCTTATGCCGGCGATAAGGGCAGTTCGTTTGGCGACTATCAGCTCCATTACGGCGGCGTCTCCAAGCAGTATCCAAACGCCGGTCTCGGGGA